AGAAGTGTTTTGCGGGAGATTACAGCAAGTTTGACAGAACAGTAACTGGAGAATTGATTCGACAGTTTGCAGTGATGGCAAATGATTGGTATGATGACGGACCCGAAAATGCGCAGATACGGATGGTGTTGATTGATGAGTTGTATCACCGTGTGAATGTTGTTGGCAATACATTGGTGTTAGTGGGGCAGGGTATTCCTTCGGGAGTTCCAGCCACAAGTGACATTGATGGATTTGTCAACGAACAGTATGTTGGTTGTATGTTCTGCGATCTTTTGGAATTGGAAGACCATGAGTGGCAGTTGGTGGAGACACAGGAGAACTGGGACACACGTGACCAGAACGTAGTCCTGAGTGATATGTTTGAGCAAAGCGAACTTAGCACTTATGGAGACGATCTGGCCATGTCAGTTGGAGATCGGATTGCTCCAGTTCTGAATTTTGAGACGTATCAATACGCCTTGAGCCAATATAACATCCCTTTTACAGCGGAAACGAAGGGAGAAGAGATTAGTCCGCTGAGGACACTGGAAGATGTTTCTTTTTTAAAGAGGAGATGGGTGCGCGATCCAGTGTCAGGTTGTCAAAGAGCACCATTGGAGTTTGAAGTAGTTCAAGAGGAGTTGAACTGGGTGAGAAAGTCCGAAAGTGACCATGAGATGGTTAGAGTAGTGGCGGATGCTGCACTGCGAGAAGCAGTCCACCACGGGCGCGATGTTTTCTGCGAGTTGAAGAAGAAGATCAATACCGCGCTCATAGCAGAGGGAGTGAAGCCGTTGGGCTTGGACTACGTCGATTTGGAACGTGATTGGTATAAGTCATTGGAGATATATGGTTAAGTCTTTTCTTTTCTCAACTTTATTCCCCTATCGTCGGCAGGCAAAGCACGACTAAGATCGTACCTGTGGCAGACCCTTCTAGGTTAGTTATTTAGTAGTTGACATCTATACTTTGGAATTGTAGGCTAGACCCACCCGGAATGCGAAGTCCGGAACAAGACCCTGGTAGAAAGTGTTATTTCTTCTTCTTCAAAATTTATGCTTATTTGATATAATGTGCAAAATTTTACCGTTTTAGGTACAATTAGGTTCATTCTTTCATTT